CAAATCAAAAATCCAACTTGATTTGGAAGCCAAAGCCAGGCAAACAAGTGGTTCGTATTGTTCCCTACAAGTATGAACCTGATAATCCGTTTATTGAATTAAAGTTCCATTATAACATCAACAACAAGACTTATCTATCTCCTGATAGTTTTGGTCGTCCAGATCCAATCGTTGAGTTTAGCAACCGTTTGAAGAAGACTGGTTCCAAGGAAGATTGGCAGATGGGTCGTAAGATGGAGCCCAAGATGCGTACTTTTGCTCCTGTAATCGTTCGTGGTGAAGAGCATGAAGGCGTTAAGTTCTGGGGATTTGGTAAGCAAGTTTATCAAGAACTTCTTTCAATCATCAGTGATCCTGATTTCGGTGATATTACCGATCTAACTAGTGGTCGTGATATTGTAGTTGAGTTTAAGACAGCTGAAGGCGGAGCTAGTTTCCCAGAAACTAGCATTCGTGTTAAGCCAAATGTTAGTGTTGCTGTCGATCCAAAGAACGCACAGTTGCTTGAGGCACTAAAGTCACAAGTAAACATTCTGGATCTATTTCCAGAACTATCATATGAAGAACTCAAGGAAGTTATGGATAAATGGTTGAATCCAGATACTGAATCAGCTGATGCAACTGTATCAACCGCAGCTGCACCATCTGACGGAGATGACGAAGCTCCATTTGCTGTGCCAGCAAAGGCTGTTCCAGCTCCGTCTTCACCAACTGCTGCTAAAGCAAAAGGTAAGGATAGTGTAGAACAAGCATTTGATGATTTGTTTAACTCTTAAAAAATAAAAATAAGCCGGTAGAGTTTTTATACCCTACCGGCTTTCTAGTTATATACGTTATGGCAAAAAAGAATGTTACAAAAGAGTCTGGACAACGAGACGAATTAGTTGAGTTGTTGGCAAATGAACTAAACAAAGCAAACAAAGATGGCGGTAAGATTGCTTATTTCTTAGATGAGCAAGAAAATCCTGCCGAGATCAGCGATTGGATTAGTACAGGTTCTTCTATTCTGGATCTAGCAATTAGTAACCGTCCTCATGGAGGTTTGCCTGTTGGTAAGATGATTGAATTCAACGGATTGGAAGGAACTGGTAAAAGTCTAGTTTCTGCACACGTTGTTGCTGACACTCAAAGAAAAGGTGGAGTCGCTGTAGTAATTGATACTGAAAACGCAGCTGCGCCTGAGTTCTGGAAGAGTCTCGGTGTAGACTTGTCTAAGTTACTATATGTTCAATGTGAAACCGTTGAAGATATTTTTGCTCAGATGGAGAAGATGATCGCAATTGTTCGTAAGAGCAACAAAGATCGTATTCTAACAATTATTGTTGATTCTGTAGCAGCAGCATCAACAAAGGCAGAACTTGAGAGTGACCATGGTAAGGATGGTTACGCAACTGGTAAATCAATCATTATCAGTAAAGCGATGCGTAAGATTACTACTATGATCGGTCGTCAGAAGGTTCTTACTGTATTCACTAACCAATTACGTCAGAACCTAAATGCTATGGCATTTGGTGACAAGTACGTGGTAAGTGGTGGTAAAGCACTTGCTTATCATTGTAGTGTTCGTGTTCGTCTTAACAACACCGGTAAACTCAAGAGGGGTGAGGAAATCATCGGCAATGAGTGTAAAGCAGTTGTTGTGAAGAACCGTATGGGACCACCACAACGTCAAGCAAATTTCGATATCTATTTTGATAGCGGTATTGCTGATTATGGTAGTTGGGTTAAAGTTCTAAAAGAACAAGGTCTAATTAAACAAGGTGGTGCTTATTATACATACAAGAAGGACAATGGATCGGAATGGAAGTTTCAATCCAAAGACTTTGTAACCACAATGCAGACTGACAAAGAATTGGGTGAAGAAATTTACTTGAAGATTTGTGATGCTGTAATTATGAAATACAAAGATCCTAATAGTCAAATCGTTGAGGATGCTGTAGTAGATACAGAAGAAGAAACTGCTGGTAACGAATAATAATACATTAATTGTTTTCCACACAGTCATCTATATTAGACTGTGTGGAAAACTTTCATTCGACTAAGATTTATTTAATACAAACATTCATTAAATGAGCAACTTTGACAACAAAGAAATGAAGAAGTTATTTTCTTTATTTCAAAACATAGAAAGCGATTCCGTCACCGGAGGACTTAAAAAATCACTTAATAGTGATGTCCTTTTGGTTGACGGATTGTAGTGAATACTTACATTAGAAGTTTTATGGCTATTCCTTCACTCAATGAAGATGGACTACATACTGGTGGTATTGCTGGATTTCTGAAGAGTATTGGATATGCAATTAAATTGCTTTCTCCTACCCGAGTTATTATTGTATTTGATGGTAAAGGCGGTAGCCAGAAACGTAGAAAGATTTATCCAGATTACAAAAATGGCAGAAAGACAGATATTAAACTTAATCGTAATTATGAAGAATTATCTTCTTCACAAATTGAATCGGTTAATTTTAAGAAAGAATTGATTCGTACTGTAAATTATTTAGATACATTGCCTGTAACAGTTATGGCAATTGATCAAATAGAAGCAGACGATACAATTGCTTATCTGGCTAAAGATACTTTTAAAGACAGCAATGTAACCATTATGTCTACAGATAAAGATTTCCTGCAGTTGGCAAGTGACAAAATTAAAATCTGGAGTCCAACCAAGAAGAAAGTTTTTGGATGTAAAGAAATATTGGATGAATATGGTATCACTTGTAACAACTTCATCTTTTATAGAATTATGGAAGGTGATGTTAGTGATAATATTCCTGGTTTGGATGGTGTTGGATTGAAAAGAGTGGTTAAAGCATTTCCGTTTTTATCAGATGGAAATCAAGCTTGTTTACAACAAATTTATAACTACTCTGAAAATCATCGGGGAGAATATAAGATTTATGAAACTGTATTAGACAATAAGTTATTACTCGCACGTAATTATGAATTGATGCAGTTACATAATACACAAATTCAATCTTTTACACAACTTCGTGTAGAAGAGATTATCAATACTCCTGTCAAAAAGATTGATAAAATTAGTTTCTCTAAACTAATTACAGAAGACAAAATGTGGAATAATATCCCCAATTATCACATTTGGTTAAATGAGTGCTTTGGCAAATTAAATAGTTTTGTAGAATAAAAAATGTCGGTAAATAAAAGTTGAGTAACACTAAATTCAGTGGTATAGTTGTTTTATGGAAAATAAAAAAGTAATTGATTCATTAATTAAATATGGTCGGGATTTTCAACTCAAGTGTATTTCATGCTTGATATCAGATCGTTCGTTTATCGAACGTATTAACGATATTATTGAAGTTGATTTCTTTGAAAGTGATGCAAATAAATGGATCCTCAAGGAAAGTCTAGCATACTTCAATGAGTATAAAGATCTACCAACATTGACAGTATTCAAGATTAAAATTGACAGTGTATCGGATGATGTTCTTAAGAAGAGCATCGTAGATAACCTAAAACTCATTTATCAAAAGGTAAATGACAATGATCTAAAGTTCGTAAAGGAACAGTTCCTAGAGTTTTGTAAAAATCAAAAGTTGAAGAACGCTATTATTGAAAGTGCAGATCTACTTGAAATCGGTCAATATGATAAGATTAAACATGTTGTAGATCAAGCTATGAAGGCCGGTATGGAACGTAATATCGGACATGATTATACTGAAGACGTTGAAAAACGAATGAGTGTAATGAGTCGTAATTGTGTTAAGACCAATTGGACTGAGGTCGATACAATCATGGATGGCGGTCTTGCTGGTGGTGAATTGGGTATTATTACGGCGTGTGCTGGTAGTGGTAAGAGCTGGGTATTATCCAAGTTGGGTGCTGAAGCAATGAAGCAAGGTAAAAATGTAGTTCACTTCACACTTGAATTGAACGAAAACTACGTAGGTCTACGTTACGATGCATGTTTTACTGGAATTGATTTCCAAAACATCCGTAATAATGTGGATATCGTTCGACAGAAGATTGCCGATGTACCTGGTAAGCTAGTAATCAAGTACTTTCCAATTAAAACAGTTAGTGCTTATAGTCTAAAATCACATTGTGAAAGATTGGCAGTATTGGGTACAAAGGTTGACATGATTATTGTTGACTATGCTGATATTTTACGTCCATCACAGAGTGAACGTAATAGTAACAGTTATAGTGAAGCTGGTGGTATTTATGAAGAACTGCGTGGTGTAGCTGGTGAACTACAAGTTCCAATTTGGAGTGCTTCACAAAGTAATCGTGCTGCTATGGATGAAGATATTATTCAGGCTAACAACATTGCTGATAGTTATCGTAAGATTATGACTGCTGACTTTGTTATGAGTCTAAGTCGTAAAGTTAACGATAAACAAGCGAATACTGCACGATTCCACGTAATTAAGAATCGTTTCGGACCAGATGGTTTAACTTTCCCAAGTAAAATGAATGCTGGTTGTGGACAAATCGAAATTTATAGTGAGAATTCCAAGGAGGGTATGGGTATTCTTAATGAGATGATGGACGGTGAAAATCAAGTTAAGAAGGCATTAAAGTCTAAGTGGAATGTTCACAATAACGACGACGACGAATAATTTATAGTATGTAACACACAAAAAACGCACAAATAAATTATTAAAAAAGTTATAATCTAAACACAAAATGAACTATCTACAAGATAGTTATTTTTTACCCATATGAATAAAGAAATTTTTATAAAGAAAAGAAATGGTAACACTGAAAAGTTCAACGCGGATAAAATCAATAAGATTTTACAATGGGCTACAGAAGACATAAAAGGTGTTGGTTTTGAAGAAGTAGCGATGAATGCACATTTGTCGTTCTTTGATGGAATGACATCCAAAGACATTCACGCAATGTTAATTGAAGCTTCCGCAAATCTTATTACAGAAGAGAAGCCTAATTATCAATTCGTAGCGTCTCGTTTGTTGAATTATCAATTGAGAAAGAATGTTTGGGGTGGTAAAAATCCTCCTAAACTACATGATCTAGTTAAAACTAATATTGATGCATTGGTTTATGACTCATCTATTCTTGATTGGTATAGTAAACAAGAGTTTGATAAGCTAGATGAATATCTAAAGCATGATCGTGATTTTAATTTCACGTATGCTGGTATAAAACAGTTGTGTGATAAGTATTTGGTACAAAACAGAGTTACCAAAGTAATTTATGAAACTCCACAATTTGCTTATATGCTTATTGCAATGACATTCTTTAAAGACTATAAAGAAAACCGCATTGAGTATGTAAAGAAAGCTTACAACTACTTTAGTAAACATAAGATTAACCTACCGACACCAATTATGGCTGGAGTAAGAACTCCAATGAAGAGTTATGCTAGTTGTTCACTATTCACAGTAGATGATGATCTACGTAGTATTTTCAGTAATAACAGTGCAGTTGGTTTTGCTACCGCTAGTCGTTATGGTATCGGATTGAATCTATCAAGACTACGTGCTACTAATGCTCCTATTCGCAATGGTGAAGTAGTACACACAGGTCCAATTCCATTTGCTAAAGCATTTGAATCTACTGTGAAGAGTTGTCATCAAAATGGTATTCGTGGTGGTAGTGCAACTGTAAACTTTGCTTGGTTTCATTATGATATTCTAGATATTCTTGTATTGAAGAACAATCAAGGTACTGATGATAACCGAGTTCGTAAGTTGGATTATTGCGTTGGTTTGGATAAGCTAATCTTTGAACGTTTCTTGAAGAATCAAGATGTAACACTATTCAGTTATCATGAATGTCCTTCACTATGGAATACTTTTGGTATGGAAGGATTCAAAGAAAAGTACGAAAAGGCAGAAGCTAACAAGAACATTAAGTTCAAGAAGAAAGTACCTGCCCGTGAATTGATG